TACAAAACGATTGTGCTCCAGCTTCTGTAAACTGGAAGATACCAGCCCACTTGCCCTTATGAAACACATTGCGCCAGACTTGACTATCATCTAGGTCAATCTTGTCTGGGTGGAGGTGCTCGTTGTAAAAGTTCCTGACCTGTTCAAATGTTGGATTCTCGATTCCGTGGTGTCTCTTTAGGATGCGCTCAACAGCGCCTTCTACCATTCTAAGAGAAGCCAAACCAAGAATATCAAACTTAATAAAACCCATGGGCTCAAGATGTCTAACATTTTGTCCTTCACTCCAAGGTGTCTGACGGACACCACCACTATTAATTAGTGGCATCCACTCATCTAGCCTCTCGCCAATCACCACGCCGCCAGCATGACGACTAGCAGAGCGAGTCTGACCATAGAGCGTTTCGACGTGAGTCTTGATGTGTGGGTACTTCTCCAGAAACTTTTGGAGTGTTTCCGAATACATCATTAATTCTTCAAATGTCGGAGCATAAACACCAGCCGTAATGCCGTGTGCTTTCTTAGCAAGCGGTGTAGCTTCGTGAACCATCTTGCTGGTCACATTGTTGACCTCTGTAAACTCGATACCATAGAACTTTGAAATGTCCTTGATAAGAGAACGAAGCTGTAGCGTGTTCCAGTTAGTGATAGGCACAACTGTATCATCACCCCACTCATCAATCAGGTACTCTTTAAGAACCATCGGGTCAGATACATCATAGTCAATATCTGGGTAGCCCGAGCCGCCCTTGGTCAAGAACCGCTCAAACTGAAGTCCATACTTGATTGGGTCAACCTGAGTAATACCGAGAACATAGGACACCAAGGAGCCGGCTGCAGAACCACGACCAGGACCAACAAGCTGTTTCTCAACAGCCATATCAGAAATAGCTTTCATTGTCAAGAAGTATTTAGAGAAACCTCGACCATCAATGATATCGACCTCATACTTCAGGCGCTCCGCATATTCTTTGTTGTCTGCGAGGCCCAAGGTTCTGGCTCCCTCAACACACAAAGCAGCAAGAGTTTGCCCTGCTGTGCTACCTTCTGGCACAACAAACCCTGGTAGACGAACCTCGTTGTCTGGTAAGAAGTTTGCGATACGCTCGTGGGCAATATGGTGCGTTCTCTTGATAGAGTCCAGAACAAGTTGGTCGTCATACTCTACCCCAACTGATTTGGAGTAACTCTTGTATGCTTCCCACATCTGGTCTCCGTTCTTGGGATATAGCTCATACCCAATCTCTTCAACAGAAATAGGCAATTCCTCAGATAAGTAATCTGGTCTACCCTTGCCCAGCCAACCAAGACGCTTGTACAGCTCTCTGTCTTTCCAGACATCCTCATTGTAGTAATGAGAATCCGCAGTTGATATCAAGTCGATACCAAACTCATAGTGCATCTGAATGATGTACTGGTTTAGTTCGTGCTGTTCTGGAATGTTATTCCACTGCAACTCGCCATACCATCGGTCACCGAAGATAGACTGCATCTTCTGTGTCGTATGCCTCATAGCATCAACAACAGCGTCAGGACCTTCATCTCGGTTTTCCCAATAGTTTCCAGCATATACGCCACCAAGGCAAGCGGACGCAGCAATGACACCTTTGTTGTATCTCTTGAGTAGAGCATAGTCAACTCGGGGATAGCGATAGAAGTTATCGCCGACATAACTAGTTGAAATCATTTTGAAAATGTTCTGCAAGCCTTCTTGGTCTTGGGCCAAAAGAATCAGGTGGCGACGTCGATTCAGAACAGACTTCATCTTCTTCTTTGAAGCTTCATTCTCAACTGTCGTGCCTGATGAGCCGTCCTCATACTCTGACTTCTTCTTTGCTGCAGCCTTGATATCTTCATACTCTTTCTTCCAGTTCGCAACTGATGGGATAAAGTATGCTTCAACACCAAAGATAGGCTTGAACTCTTTGCCGGCTTTCTTCATCTTCTTAGCGTGAAGAACTTGGCCGGCAAGACCATTGGCGTTGCCGTGGTCAGTTAGCGCAAGGGCATCCATACCATTCTCATAAGCAAAGTCCATATGCTCATTAGGATAGCCGAGTGCATCAAAAGGTGAACCTGCGACGGAATGGGCATGAAGCCCGACAAATGGAATACTAGGTTTATTTTTGGACGTTTGCAATTACGGCCTCCAAATCAGTTTTAATTAAGTTTAGGTCTTCGAGTAGCTCTTCTTGTTCTTCCTTATTATACATTATTTCGTTAAACAAGTCACGGAAAAACAACTGCTGGTCTATGGTCATCGTAGCAAAAGTGTAAGGTACCTTTGCCGCTTCTTTACTGTGGTATGCAATTTCGTCATACGCTTGTTCGATAGTGATCATCTATCTTCCTTTCTTACAAAGTGTGGTTTATTCATATTTTTAGACATCTTGTGGATTTTCATATTTGATTTGTAAAACTCTTTCAGTTCGTCCCAAGAATCTAGTGTGTAGAAATCTTTTATCTCTACTTTTTTATCTATATCTATTGTATCATGTTTGAAGATTTTGTCAAGCGTAAAATGCTTGGCAGACCATCGTTCTTCGATAGGCAAACTTTTATCTCCGCCAGTATTATTTTCGTTGAGTTGTCTTCTAAAATGTAGCCAGTCTTCTGGTGTGAAACTAAATGGTAAATACATATTGTCCCTCACTGTCTTTCCTTCAAACTCTCCATATATCCTATTACCTGCTCTAATCTCGCCTCTGACTGACTTTAACGACTTCATGTTGTATATACCATATGGAAACGAAACAAAATAGTTATTGGGTACGACCCACTTTGATATTTTGCTGTGTACAATATATGCCGTCAGTGCTCCGTGCAATATAGACCAGCCAAGTGTATCCTTTCTGTTTCTGTCCTTTTGTAAGACCGGAACATAATAGATAGGTATATACTCTATCCTCAAGTCTGGCATTCTCTTAAAGTGCCAGGACTCGTAAATCTCTGGATTTACAACATAGTCTCCCAGCCTTTTCTTTATCAGCGGTGCTGTGTCGTCATTACATATAATCCATATAGAATCACAGCCAATGGTAGCACATTCATACACAGACCGCTCGATGGCCAGCACGCCATCACACAGCGGCTGTAAGCAGTCAGACCAAGGTAGATTAAGCTTGTCTTCTCTTCCTGTTATTGGTATGATACCTGCTAGGTTTCTACCCTTCAGGGACTCTTCCATCTAGGATTTCCTTTGCGGATAGTGATAAAAATTTTACATTGTCGGAATCTTGATACTTGTTGTTATCAATCGGATTTACATACCTCTTTACATGCTCAAGGTGTAGTTTGTCTATCTGGTATGTGCCGTCTTTGTTAATCTTATGCTTCTTCACCAGTCCGTGTATACCCATATTATTTAGTGTTTGCTTTAGCTTGAACATAACCATCGTATCTGAATAGTCAAATTCATATAGCTGTTCTTTTGTTAGTTTAGACTTTGTAGCAATATCAGTTATGTTTTTGTTGCCATCGACTCTCATCGAGTTGTAAAAGTGTACCTCGGACACAAAGTTGTCTTTGTTAAACACTGGGCCCATATATCCCGGGTGTCCAAGCTTCGTGACCTTGAAGTCGTCTATCACTTGATATTTGTCTTTTGCTGCTTTCAATATTTTATTCTCGTGTGAAATATTCATAGTATCAAAAATATAACACCTTTCAAACTCAAAGTCAATAAGTAAATTATCATCAAACACCTTTATGGTGTTATCCTGAATTCTTATTTGCTTTACCTCTGGGTAATCTACATTCAGGGACAGAAAGCCAAGCATAATTTTTATCTTTGTCCAGATTTGCTTTTTGTTGCTTGTACCAAACAGAGAAAATCCCCTGCTCTCATCAAAGAACAAGGGATAAAAGTTAGAACTCTGTATATGATAAAAGTCATTTACATAAGCAAACAGGGCAGACTCCATGGAATGCCCTATTACAACGTCACTTAATAACATACCATTTCATGAGGATAACTAGCATATATATATTGCTGCCTGTATCTATAAAACATAGCTCCCTGCTCTTCTCCTTCTCTCGGCAAACATGCCGCGTCGATAATGCTCATCAAGTCATTATACATCTGTGCCGAGTTGTTTGTTAATTCAAATCCCTCGCCACCAGCTTGGTTCGCTATCTCGTCCCAACCATAAAAGGGAAGCGCAAATGTATAAAGTTTTGTGTTTGGTGCACCATTGACTGCGTCTATAACCATTTGATTACCGGTTGGCGGTCTCAAATATGTCTGCTCGTCTTCATCCGAGAAAACAATCACTATTCTATCCGTGTCTGCTCTCCAGTTTACCATAAACTGGACTAGGGCCGGCTCAGAAAAAGCTCCGTCGACCCAAATCGAGTTATCTAGATTTACGCCATTCGGATTTAGGCTTCTTAAGGCGATATAAACCGCATCTTTCAGCATTTCTTCCCCACCATCGAAATCCTCTGGGTCTAGAGCTTGAAAGCTTGCCAAGAAGTCCTGAAACGGAGATATATCAGAAACAATTCTAAGTATCTCTTTCCTGAACCCAGTGGCTGGATCTTCTCCGACGAAAGGCCCAGCTATCATGCCCCAATGTATAGAGTTTTCCGCTGAGAAATGTTGAGCAAAGCGGTTAAGTGCTATCAATACCGCTCTTATCTCTTCATCCATTGATCCACTTGTATCGACGATAAGAAGGATATCCGTGTTTGCTATCTCTTCGCCATAGTCTATCTCTCCATCGCAATCGTCGTCGGCGCCATTACAAACTTCTTCTTGTGGAATAGTTTCACCTTCACATATATTCGCAACCCATGTATTACCATTGCTACCCCCCCACTGGCCATCGACACAGGTTTGTGTGCCTGGTGCGCATATACCAACATTTAGTGTTTCTGGTGGTCCTGTGTAGCAATTCCTTTCTACTCCCTCATCTATAAGATCATCGCAGTCTTCGTCAAAGTTATTGCATAGCTCTTCCTGTATAATGATACCCTGCCTAGGGTCACAGTCTGGACCTATTGGGTCTTCAATGTGGGCACATAGAGCCTTGCACTCACCCATAGCTAATTGCTGGCAGTCCACGTCTAGGCACTCGCAGGTCTTGAATCCACCACCGCATCTAAGTGGCGGCTCGGCGCAAGGCAGCAAAACGCCAACTTGGTCGATTGTGCATAAGCATTCTAACCCCTCATCAGCATTACCATCACAATCATTGTCCAAGCCATCACACTCTTCATCGGTGGGTTGCCTTGCTGTGCACGAGTTCCAACTGCCCTGGTTGCAGGTCTCTGTGCCACGCTCGCAAATGGACTGACACTCTCTTTCTAGGTCTTCATCTAACAACTCGTCACAATCGTCGTCTTCGTCATTACACTCTTCTACCGGGGTTGGTCCGCACAGGTCACAAGCATTCCTCTGTCCTTCGTCTATATTGCCGTCGCAATCGTTGTCTTCGAAGTCACAAACTTCTTCAGCTGGCTCTCTAACATCACACCTCTCCACATTACCATCAATACATACACCTGTTCCAAGTCCACATTCAGTCTCGCATTCGAAAATACCTTCGTCGACTTTTTGGTCGCAGTCATCGTCTTTGTTGTTACATTTCTCCTCAACGCAAGGCTCACAAGGTCCGTGGATAAGGCTACCCTTACTACATATTACTTTTTGTCTGCCTGCAACTCCTTCTTCTGGTTCACAATTGAACCAAGTGACCGAGCCCAACTCTGAGCCGGGTGGGCACTCGCTGGTTACAGAGCACGGAGTCCTGAATATGATTTCAGGTGGTGGGCAACCTTCGTCTTCATCAAAGTTACACGGCTGTTTGTTTTCATCACATATCTCTAGTACCAGGTCAATTGACTCCACCTCTCTTGTGGGATTAGGGGGACAGAACCATTGTTGTCTAGAGCAACACTCTGGAAAACAAAAGCAATATTGTTCTGGGTCCGAGGTTGTAATAATGTCGCAAATAGGCACAACTGCGTCGACGTCTTGGTCCACCTCTGCATCTTTAGAGGCGTCTACTTGTAGAAATAATAAATCAACACTTTGGTCAGGAGGGCCTTCGTCAAAAGTTGCGATACTTGTTTTTGAATCCTTGCCATAGGGCTGCTGGATTCCAAGCTGGGCTGTTTCATCATCGCAACAAACAAGCAACAGCATCAGAACAATAAGCTTTTTCATTATAACTCCATATTATGTTTCTTGATATAAGACTCTACTGCATGTGGGAAGTGTTGTCTTGCTATTTGCAAGCATGCTTTTGCAACCTGTTGTATCTCCCACTGTGCTCCTTTATGAACTCGCAGCGAAATAAACTTCAATAGATTGTGCAAATTAGCAGTGCCATAATACTCAGTATATAAATTTTGAGGTAACACCCCTCTTGCCTGCTCTCTGCAGACGCCGGCGTCGATCATAGCGTTATAAAGATTAACACTCCTATTATTGTGCATGTTTACAGCTCTTGAGGCGTTCTCATACCCTATCTGAAGATAGGCCGAATCTAAAACTGGATCAATCATTTCATCATTGCTAGCCTGTCTATTGCTCTTATGCTGTGTCCTAAACTTCTCTGGGCTGTAGAACTTCATATCTACGCTGGTATACCTACGACTAATCTCATTATAAGCCCACGTCCTATGCCTGTGATGTTGAGACCTTATGAAAAGAGGAACAACAAAACGCATTGTAATAGAACAATGCTCAAATGGACTAGTGTGGTTGTGCTGCATGAGATAGTTAATAAGTTTAATATCTTTCTCATCTAATTCTTCCCTTTCTGCTCCGAAGCTCACACGAGCTGCATTGACTATCGTCAAGTCATCGCCCATGTGTGTAATATATTCTACAGAACCAATATCATCGTTAAATAAACTGATTTTCATTAGCGCCTCTCAAGATGCCGACGACGTAGTTCTCAAGCACTGTAAAGTATGACTTATCTGCAACTGTAATCTCTTCTACCATAGATCTCTCGACAACAACAACCCTACTATCTGTAGAGTGTCCTCTCATCTTTTGAAATGCCGCGGCACAATCAGTCGCGACGTCCAGAACAGTGGCGGTAACGAACCTATCTTCTTCCATCTCAAAATCATCTGGTAGAAGCACCCCTGTTTGGGTTTCGCTCTTTTTTATATGAGGAATTATGGTCAAATGCCGATTAACAGGCTTTAAGACTGGTGGTATCCTAGACATGGTCGATGGCCCTCACTGTCCTCTTTAATCTATTAAAGTAATCTGTCAGCTGCTCCATATCGGTATCTGACTTTACAAGCCTGTATGCCTTTACAGCTAGTCTCATTTCTTCCTTTGAGAGCCAACCATTCTCATCGTAGGATTCTCTTAGGTCTCTTCGTTGTTCTTTGAACGGCTCCATTGCGTCTTCAATGGCAGCGAATTCTTTTACAAAATTGGAAAGGTGCTCTTCGGTTGTTAGTAGTTTATCATCGTTGGAACTCATTTTTACTCCTTCGTGTTAAGTTCTTTTAATATGATATTATATTATATCGCAGTTGTCAAGGAGTTTAAACAGAAAAACTCTCGCCACAACCACAAGTTCTTTTTGCGTTTGGGTTTGAAAATTTAAATCCAGACTGATTTAATTCGTTTACAAAATCTATTTGTGTTCCCATCAAATATAGGTAGCTTTTTGGGTCGATGTATATGTTGACACCGTGACTTTCTACTATTCTATCAGTAGGTTCTGGGTTGTCAAACTTTAAATTATATGTGAACCCTGAACATCCTCCGCCTTGCACTCCTGCCCGGATGCCGGAATCTTCTTTGTCTTCGAGGAGTATTTTTATCTTTTCCGCGGCGTGTTCAGTTAAAGTTATCATACAAATTTCACTTCACAAGCTCCACCCGCACAAGCAACTTCACCTTTGAGGTCAGTGTTGTCTTCCTCTTCTGTAACCTTGGTGAGGTCAATACTGGTAAGGGACCCCATAAGTACATCGTAAGTTTCCTTTGAGCAGTCCTCGAATGGTGCTTGCTTGTAGGTGTGGTCTGAGAATGGTAACACAGACAAACCATTGTAACTACTGCGGTTTTCCCACATCCATTCACCAACATCTGCCCATTCAGCATCTTTGATAGAGATAGTAGCAGAAATATTGTGAGTATTTTGACCCTTGCGGAAACCAGGCTTTACCCACTCATCGGTTACATGCTTTACACGCTTCAACAACTGCAAAGCAGACTCAGTTCTAAGAATAGAGCCCTCTGGCGCTTTTTGTGGAATAGAGATAACAGCAGTTGTATGTGGGCTGAAATATTCGTCCTCAATAAGCTCTGGATGGTTTTCTACTAAGTGAGCATAGATTGGCTCGTTTTTACCCACACGAACACGGCGAAGGTAGTAGTCGTTGTGCCATGCATGGATACCCGAACTTGTACCCAAGGTTAGGCTTGTTGTGCCTGCAGGCTTAACACAGGTTGTTCTTGCTGCTGGCTTAATACCAATAAGCTCTGCGACTCTAGCATTCTCTTGCTTTACGCAGGTTGCTGCCTCTTTCATATCCAAAGCAAGAACTGCACCTGAGGCAATACCTGTCATCGATACACCAATAAGTGCATCTCTTTCTGTTGTTCTTCGCCAAACGTCGCGAAGATAGTGAAAATCTGTATAGCTGGCTTGTAATGTGCCAATAAAGGTTGCAGCCTTAACTCTCTCATTTAGATCCTCCTGAGATTCAACATTTGATACATTTACCTCTGTAAGGTTACAAAACTGAAATGGTCTGAGTCCAATCTCACAACATGGGTTTGTTCCCCAGTCTTTATCGTTAGAAAAGTAGAAGCCAGGCTCGCCGGCCCCAGATGCTTTTACTCTGTCCCACAAGTCCATAAAGTATCCCCTATCAATCTTGTGACGAAGAAGCACGACAGAGTTGTTTGCTCTACCACGCTGTGGGTTGGTTTCCCACCAGTTGCCGGTCTTAGCAGCAATCATGTCTTCATCATCTGCAGAGAATAGTGAAATCAGAGCAGCCCTTCGGATACCGCCTGCCAGTACAGCGTCAGCTATATGACAGATCATATCGTGTACTTCGATTGGCGTTAGTTTATCTCCATTGTCCTTCTGTGACAGCATACCTTCTAGTTTGACCAAGCACTCACGAAGAGGCTGGGGTCCTGGGGCTTTACCTCCAGAAGTAATGAGAGCAGCACCCTTCGGGCGGATGTCTGAAAAATCAAAACGAAGGTGTGAGCCGCCCTGGAAGTAAGAACGCACAAGCGCCTTTACTGCGTCAGCCCAACCTTCGATAGAATCATTCACAAGAAAACGTCTAGTTCTCTTTTCATTTGGCTTTGTAATCTCTGGCAGTTTCTCTACGTGATGCTTCTGTACAGAATAGCCTACGCCGGTGCCGCCAAGAAGCAGGAACATGGCCTCGCCGAAGCAACGCCAATCATCAGCTGGCATGAAGGCACAATTGAAGATGCGATTTGGTGCAACTTCAATTGGCTTCCCGCCGAACTGCATGGAGCGCATTGAGGGAAGAACCTTTTTATCAAAAACCAACTTATATGCTTTCCTAATTTGAAGTTCCATATTTGGAAACTTCTTTAAATGCATATTCATATTACGAGTTACTAACTCGGTCCATGTTTCTCTTCGTTTCTCTGTCCCGAGATAACGAGCGTACTTCATGTGTACTGTGATTTCTGATAAAATTTTATTTGATAGCTCCATTCTAACTTGCTCCTTTTTGTTCCTTTTTGAAAGTTGCGTACTTTTGTTTTAAATTATCTAATCGTTCCTTTGAGGATTTCTCCATTATGTCGCTAACTGACTCATTGCTTTGTGGCAGGACCTTTATCTTTACATTGCTCGTATCCATAAATATAGGATATACCAAACCATCTGGGCCGTTTCTATTCTTCGCGACAAAGATACGTCCTTGGTTGGTGTTTTTATCCTCTATCGTTCTAGAGACTGTAAATATAAAGTCTGCTACAAAACACTTGTTAAACGCTTCCGATATAGACTCCATTGTAATGACTTCGGCATTCAGACCCGATCGGTTTGTCTGAGATGCAGTCCATACTGGACATTCAACTTCTTGAGCCAGACCTCTAAGCTCTTCGTAAATAGTTTCTAATTGGTGTCTTTTCTCATCTCGCTTTGAAGATTCTGGCCTTATTAAGTCGCCATAATCCACAATAATCACATCTGGTACAAAGTCTCTGCGTCGTAACTTATCAATATGATTCTTAATTGTTTGGATGCTCGCCGAGCGGGTCGGATACTCTTTTACAATTAATTTTCCCGTTAAATCTTTAATCTCATCGTAAATCTTTTCTTTAAAGACACCAAGATTTTTCAATTCAACACCAGTGATGGCAGCATCATACCTGCCAGCCACAATAGTGTCACCAAGCTCTAAAGTATAATGAAGAACATTCTTGCCGGCTTTAATTGCTTGAGCGCCGAGATGAACGAGAACCATAGACTTACCAGCGCCAGTAGGCGCCACTACGACCCCTAACTCACCTTTACCTAAGCCGCCCTTGGCAATATCGTCTATCTGCTTCCAGCCAGTCGTTATCGGATTCCTAGCCCTTATTAAGAATCTCTCTTCGAAATCTGCGAGATACTCATAACCTAAAGAGTTATCGGAGCCTAGTTTTAGGGCGCCGTCGATAATCTTAGATACCTCATCAAAAGACGACGACTTGATAAGGTCAACAGACTTAATCAGTGCTTCTTTTAGTTTTTGCTTTTTGCAGAAATCAAGAGCAGTATCTTTGATATATTCAGAAGACTTCGGTATCTCTCCATTCGCCAGGACTCGCGCATAGTATTCTCTGATGCGGACTTTGACTGATTCTGGTTCTCCATCCAAACCTGTTCGAATGATGGAATGCATAATATTAGATGTGGGGTGGACTCCATATTTCTTTCTATAATCCCTAATTTTCTTTACAAAAACTCTTAGATGCTTTAGTTCTAAAAAGCTTAGGTCGAGCACCTCAAACATTTGGTCAGCAAATGCTCTGTCGTTCAAAACAAGGTGACACAAGTCTTCCTGAAATGATTTACCGAATTTTGAAAAACTAACTGAGGTTTCCATGCTCTCCCTTTACTTTGTATTAGATACTTAGATAGTATAACAGCGTTTATCCTGAAAAGGAAGTAATAATATCATTAAATTTCTGTTCCAAATCTACCATATTGACAGTTAAGACGCCGTCTTTTATCATCAATTTTCGCATCTCGGTCTGGTTGTAGTGTGGTGTGTATTCTTCGAAGGTTTCGTCGATTCTATGTTTACACTGAACTGACATCTGTGGCGAAGAGAGTTGCATGATGTTATAGTTCTCTTCGATGACCTTTTCAGAGTCTAGAACACTTTTGTAAATTTTCAGCTTGTTGTCTTCTTTCTGGCACTCGTGCAAAATGTCATCAATAAAGTAGTCATTGTCTTCTTTGAGAAAAGAAAAGCGCTTAGCAACTGTGCCAAGACCAACACGAGGCACACCAGCAAGGTTATCGCTTGGGTCTCCAGCCATGGCTCGCGCCAGAGCGAAGTTTCTAGGGTGGATACCAAACTTCTCGATTACGATGTTAGTGTTTAATACCTCTTTCTGGATTGGCCTGAACAATAATGTCTTGTCGTCCAGGAGCTGAATGAAGTCCTTATCGGCAGATACAATAACCTTCTGCCAATCCTCAAACATCGAGGAGGACTTAACATAAGAGATTACGTCGTCGGCCTCCACCTCTGGTTCCATAAACTGAACCATTGGTGTTTCATTTAAGTACTCGATGACCCGTAGTTGCTGCCAGAGCTTATTATTGTCTGTGTCTTGAGCTGTCATCTCGTCAGAGTTCCAATTGACCCTGAGAGGCTTTCTACCCGCCTTGTAGTTCTTATTCATCGCTCTGCGCTTCTTAGAGCCGCCCTTGCCATCCCATACTACAACAATCATATCAGGATTAATCTCTCTGGTAATCTTGTTCATAATATTGATAAAGGTTCTCATGCCACCGATTGGGCTGCCATTAGGGTTCTTGCTTGGGTCTACAATATAGCCCCGGATAAACTGATTGAACGCATCAACAATCATTACTCTCTTCATTTTATTCTCCAAAAAAAAGCCCGGTCATAGACCGGGCAAGGGGTGTGGGTTAGTCGGTTTCTACCGGAGGGTCTTCCGTATCGTAGAAATCGTCAGCTTTGCCTTCTCTATTCTTGAATTTCATAATAACATCTTCGTCCATGATTGTCAAGACGCTTTTTCTGAAATCTTCGTTCTTAAGTTTATCTGTCCACATCTTGCGTTGGAACTTCTCTTCCGAGCCGTCATTCTTCACAAGTGTAAACCAAGCCCCAGATTGCTTGAGCCTATCAGAAACCTGAACAGCATCAAACCAACTTTCTTCATCTTGGACTCCGATATCCTCATCGCCCCAAAGAATCTTAAAGTTGCAATGACGGCCAGCTGTACCAAAACGAGACTTTTCAAGTTTCGCTTTGACTTCTGAACCTATTCTGAAACCATTATCATCTTGAACAAAAGAAGCTTTGGCTTTTCTACCAGTAAGCCAAATTCGCAAAGAATAGGCATAGTGCATCGCCTTGCCACCTGGAGTCACATAAGGGGTTGTCATTGCCTCAGATGGTGAACGTGTAATGTTTGTCTTTAGCTGATTAAGCACCAGAAACGTTGCCTTATTGTTAGCAATTGGCACCGTTAGTTTTGACATACCCTTAGATAAAATCCTTGGCTTTACAGCCATTGATGACTGGGGGTTGAAGTCACCCTCAACATCTGACATAGAAGGTGTTAGGGCCAGGGAGTCCCAAATGAATAACCACTTGTTCCCTGTCCCCAACAACTCTTCAATAGTCTCCAGAACGAACTCGACTGATTCTGCTTGAACATACATAAGTCGCTCAAGGTCACAGCCAGCTCGTTCTAGGAAACTTGGGTCAAGCGCAGACTCTGAATCAAAGTAAACCACATCAATGCCCATCTTTTGAGCATTGCCGGCTACCTGAGCAGCCATAAATGATTTACCTGTCGCTTCCAAGCCAGCAATCTCTGAGATTTTGCCGACTGGAATACCTGCAAGTTTACCCTTGCAGATAATAGAGTCCAACCACCTTGACCCTGTAGGTATCCACTCATTCACTTCGGTTGGGTTGTTGTCTTGTAGTGAATGAGCAACCTCTCTACCAGCTTTCTTATTGATGATACTGCGAACGGCAGCAATATCAAGAGAGCCTTTTTTAAGTTTTGTTACTTTTGATTTAGCCACCGTTCAACTCCTATGAATTCAAAAGATCGTTAAAAGCTGCTTCAACGGAATTGGAACTTCCTGTTTCAGTGCTGGTACCGTACTTTTGGACTTCTGAGTTTCCTTCTCCCGAAGACAGAAACTGGTCGAGAATACTCTGCACCTCCTCTGTAGTCTTTCGGTCAAAGATATCTTCAAAGTTTGGAATGGTCTCCAAAAGCTCTG